CAGTTTAGGCAACGAGATGTCCCATGCCTATGGCTGGCTGCCATAAATCAAGGGGCAAATATATAGTAACAGGAGAAAAAAGATAATGATGTTTCGTGTTTACGGCCTTGAAGCAAACAGCTATGTGGATGGGCCGGGCGTGCGGCTGGCGATATTTTTTCAGGGATGTCTGCACCACTGCAAGGGCTGCCAGAATCCAGGCTCATGGCCGATGTATGGCGGCGAGAAAATGGATACGGAATTCATTAAAAAAATGATGGTCGGCGACTCGTTGCTTTCCGGCATTACGCTTAGCGGCGGCGAACCGTTTCTGCAACCCATGGCGGCGCTGGAGCTGGCGCAGTTTGCCAAGGCGAAGGGACTGAGCGTATGGTGCTACACAGGCTATACCTTTGAACAGATCATGGAGTGGGAGGACAACCGCAAGGAGTTGCTGAAGCACATCGACGTGCTGGTGGACGGCAGGTTCGAACAGGACACAGCGAGTATGGAGCTGGACTGGCGTGGCAGCGCGAATCAGCGGTTGATTGACGTGCCCGAGAGCTTGAAGAAAGGATGCGTGGTGCTTTATGAAAAACAAGAGACCGAGTAAGGACGCTTACTATCTGGACATCGCGGCGATGGTGGCCCGGCGGAGCACCTGCATCCGCAGGCAGTACGGCGCGGTCATTGTGAAGAATGACGAGATCATTGCCACCGGCTACAACGGTGCTGCCCGCGGCGAGAAAAACTGCTGCGATACGGGCTTCTGCTTTCGAGAGGCGAACGGTATTCCTCATGGAGAGCAGTATGAAAAATGTGTGGCCGTACACGCTGAGCAGAACGCAATTCTGTCCGCTTCCAGGCGGGACATGATGGGAAGCACGTTATATTTGGCAGGATTTGAAAAGGGCGAGCGGCTTTCGCAAGATCAGGTGCACCCCTGTCTGATTTGCAGGCGGATGATTAAAAACGCCGGGATTGACCGGGTAATTACGGTAGCAGATTCGGAGAGCTTTTGTACGTTATGAAAAAAAAAGAAAGGAATGATAAAGATGACCCCTAACAAGTACCAAAAGGCTGCGCTGCGCACGGAGAGTCCCCTGCCCTGGATGAAGGCCGATGATAACTCGCTGCGGATTTTGCACGGGCTGATGGGCCTGAACGGCGAGGCGGGCGAAGCGATTGATATTTTCAAGAAGCATCTGTTTCAGGGCCATGCGCTGGACCGTGAACATCTGGCGAAAGAGCTGGGCGACGTGATATGGTATCTGGCGCTGGTTGCGGACGCACTTGGATATTCGCTGGAAAAGGTGATGCAGATGAATCTCGATAAGCTGGCAGCACGCTATCCCGACGGCTTTGAAAGTGAGAAATCGCAGCACAGGACGAGTGAGGACGTATGAAAATCTTTGCCCACTTTTGTTTTGAAAAATGGCCATTTGCCCACTTTTGTTTGGGTTTTGAAGAAAAACTTCTGAGAAAAAAGTGGGCTGTGGCCAGAAAAAGTGGGCTTTTGCCCACTTTTGCAGGATGAAAGTGGGCAGAAAAATCGATGAAATAACCTCACATAAGGCCACATAAGTTCACTTTTCGAGGGTTTTGGGGCGAAAAACAGCGTTTCTGCCCATTTGCCCACTTTTTTCATACCTTTCTATAAAAAGTTAAAAAATAAATAATTATAGAGAGTATAGGAGAAAAAGTGGGCATTTGGCCACAAGCCTCAAAACGGACGATTCAGGACTCAGCAACGATAAAAAGAGAGGAAGATGCGATAAGACCAATCTTATATTTTCAAGCCCTCCCCTGCCCGGTAAAAATGTGATAAAATAGAAGTGGTATGAGCTTTGTCAGGGTTGGAAGGGAGGCGGCCGAATGACACGAGACCGAGACGAGTATGAAAAGATTTATAGACTGGACATGAAAGACGAGTGGGCTAACTCTGCCTATGACGAAAATGGAGAAAGCGTACTTTGCGATATTTGTTCTTCCGAAATGAAATGGAATCCGAAGGAGCGATTGTGGTATTGCCCAGAGTGCGGACAGCGAATGAGCCGCGCAGTATATTTTGACTATATCGGGGCGGATCCGCCAGGAGCGGACTGCCTGACAAATTGCTGCGAGAATTACCCCTTCTGCAAGAAATACTGCGCATTATATTTAATCGACCCAACGGATCCCATGCTGTAATTCCTTCCCCACCGCCTGCGAAGCGAATTCGCAGGCTTTTCTTTTGTCCGCGTGAAAAACATGCCCTTTTATGAAGAGAGAAGACAATATGCGCTTACTCTCTTCCTTTATGCTATGAAGGGAGCGGTTTTGTGAAAGCGAGCAAACTGGAACGCGACTTTCAGAGAGCGTTGATTCGGGAACTGAAGACGCTGTTCAAGGGCTGCATTGTCACGAAGCTGGACTCTGGACATATTCAGGGCATTCCGGACCTTTTGGTTCTCTGGGGAAAGCATTGGGCGACGCTGGAGTGTAAAGCGAACGCGAACACGCGTCGGCAGCCCAATCAAAAGTATTACGTGAAACGGATGAACGACATGTCCTTTTCGAGATTTATATTTCCCGAGAACAAGGAGGAAGTTCTGCATGAACTGGAACAGGCATTCAGACCTTGAGGGAAGCCATGCATTCCTGAGCGCAAGCAAGTATCATTGGATCAATTATGATACCGATAAGCTGGCAGACAGCTACAAGAATTTTATGGCGACCCTGAAGGGAACCGAACTGCATGAATTTGCCAGCCGCTGTATCACCCTTGGGCAGAAACTGCCCAAAAGTCAGAAGACGCTGAACATGTTTGTGAACGACGCCATCGGCTATAAGATGCAGAGCGAGCAGGTGCTCTACTATTCCGAGAATTGCTACGGCACCGCGGACGCTATCGCCTTCAGAAACGGAATGCTGCGCATTCACGACCTGAAAACGGGTAAGGTGCTGGCACACATGGAGCAGCTGATGGTATACGCTGCGCTGTTCTGCTTGGAATACAAGGTGAAGCCCGGCGATATTCAGATGGAGCTGCGGCTTTACCAGAACGACGAAGTGATATTTCACAACCCCGAAGCAGACGAGATCGTACCCATCATCGACAAGATCATCGCCTTTGATAAAGTCATCAATCGAATCAAAGAAGAGGAGGGTTGACAATGGACGACGTGAGACGGTATACGGCTCCGAACGGGCTTGAATATAAAGTTGTCAATACTGTTTTTGAACTGTATTCTCAGCGTCGGCCCGACAGAATCGATGAGCTTGCAACGATGGGCGTGCTGGAAGATATGTTCCACAGCGACGGCAGTCTGAATTGGGATTACATCAACAGTGAAATGTCGGAAGACACTTATGGCGAACTGCATCATATGCAGGTGTTTGACGAGCTGGAAGACATCGAAATTGAGCTTGTTCCCGGAGCAATTTGGGATGTAGCGTATTCTGAGGGACTTCGCCATGGGCAGATCAGCGCCGCCGAAGTGCTTCACAGAGCCTACCGGGATATTTGGGAAGAAACCAATCCCAAGACGGAGTTGTATCATTATGGCATGCCCCGGCGTTCCGGGCGCTACCCATGGGGTTCCGGAGAGGATCCCTACCAACACAGCGGGGATTTCATCAGCCGTGTTCAGGAGCTGCATAAGCAGGGTATGAGCGAAGCCGAGATTGCCAAGGCGGTGGGGCTTGAAAACACGACACAGCTGAGAACGCATTACTCCAACGCGATCAATCAGCGCAGGAGCGACCAGATTGCCCGCGCCCGCTCAATGCTGGCTGACGGGAAAAGCCAGGCTGAGGTTGCCCGGGAAATGGGCATTAACGAGTCTACTTTGCGTTCGCTGCTTAATGAGCGCAGCGCTGCGAGAACCAACGCCGCTCAGAATACTGCCGATTTTCTGCGTCAACAGATCAAAGAAAAAGGCATGATTGATGTCGGCACCGGCGTGGAACGTGAACTCGGCATCAGCCGGGAAAAACTCAATCAGGCGCTGCAAATTCTTCAGGATGAGGGCTATTCGGTGTACGGCGGAGGCGTTCCGCAGGTGACGAATCCCGGTAAGCAGACGAATATCAAGGTTCTCTGCCCGCCCGGCACCGAGCACAAGGAGATTTATGACTTTGAGAACGTCCATACCATCACCGATTACAAGATGCGTGTGGACGAAAACGGTGAGGAACGTTTTGAGAAAGGGTTTGAATACCCGGCCTCAATGGATTCCGACCGTTTGATGATTCGTTATCGGGATGATATTGCGCCTGACGGGCACACGGGCATCGAGAAAGATGGCACCATCGAGATTCGCCGAGGCGTAGATGATCTGGATCTGGGCGACAGCCACTATGCACAGGTGCGTATTCTGGTGGACGGAGACAAGTACATGAAGGGAATGGCCTTCTACAGCGACGACATGCCTGACGGCGTAGACGTGATATTTAATACCAACAAAACGCCAGGTCAGGATGTGCTGAAGAAAGCCAAAACCGATGATCCGAACAACCCATTCGGCGCACTTATCAAGGAAGAAGGCGGCCAATACCGCTATGCGGACGAGAATGGGGTAATGCAGCTGGGGCTCATCAACAAAACGAGAGCCGAGGGCGATTGGGGCGAATGGGCGGATGCGCTGCCGAGCCAGTTCCTGAGCAAGCAGAGTATGCAGCTGATTAACAAACAATTGAACCTGGCCGCTGCGGACAAGCAGGCCGAGTTTGATGAGATTTGTTCGCTTACCAATCCAACGGTGAAGAAGCAGCTGCTGGAGACCTTTGCTAACGACTGTGATTCAGCTGCTGTTCACTTGCAGGCCGCTGCCCTGCCGAGGCAAAAGTACCAGGTAATCCTGCCCATTGCGACGATGAAGGATGATGAAGTTTACGCCCCAAACTATCATGACGGCGAGACAGTTGCCCTGATTCGGTATCCCCATGGCGGAACTTTTGAGATTCCGATTCTGACGGTGAACAACAAACAGCCGGATGGACGCAGGATTCTTGGTCCGGATGCGCAGGACGCGATCGGCATCAACGCCAACGTTGCCGCTCGGCTATCGGGCGCTGACTTTGACGGCGATACGGTGATGGTCATTCCGTGTAATTCGAGCGGAAGCAAGGTAAAGATCACTTCGACTCCGCCGCTTAAGGGGCTGGAAGGATTCGATCCCAAGATGAGCTACGGCTATTCGAGAGTGGAGACCGACGCCGACGGCAAGGAACACTACTACCGCGATGGCCATGAGTTCAAGCGGATGACGAAGAGCGCCACCCAGATGGAGATGGGTAAAGCATCCAACCTGATTACAGATATGACGCTGAAAGGCGCCAGTCAGGATGAACTGGCCCGCGCCGTGCGCCACTCCATGGTAGTCATTGATGCGGAAAAGCATAAGCTGGACTGGAAGGCGAGCGAGATTGATAACGGAATCCCTGCCCTGAAAAAGAAGTATCAGGCCCACCCCGATGAGGATGGGGAGATTCATTACGGGGCGTCCACGTTAATCAGCCGCGCCAAATCACCGGAAGCTGTGCTGAAGCGCAAGGGTTCGCCGAAAATTGACCCCCGTACCGGGGAGCTCCAATACAAGGAGGTTCGGGAGGAATATACCGACAAGCATGGGAAGAAGAAACTGCGCACACAGGACTCAACCCAAATGGCAGAGGTGAAGGACGCCCGGAAGCTATCCTCTGGGACCCCCCAGGAGGAAGCATACGCCACCTATGCGAACCGTATGAAGGCTTTGGCGAACCAGGCCCGCAAGGAAATGGTGACTGCTGGGCGGATTAAGTACAGCGCGACGGCCAAGGAAACATATCGCGATGAAGTCGATCGCATGATGCATCAGCTGAACATTGCCTTGAAGAACGCTCCTCGCGAGCGGCAGGCCCAGCTGGCGGCTAACAGCGAAGTGAAGGCCATGAAGCGGGCCAACCCCGACATGACACAGAAAGAAGTCAAGAAGCAGGGGCAGCTTGCGCTGAGCCGTGCGCGTACTCGATACGGAGCACAGCGGCATCCAATCGAAATTACGGAACGCGGTTGGCAGGCTATCCAGGCTGGAGCGTTTTCTGAGTCCACCCTATCGCAGATTCTGCGGTTTGCGGACATCGATCAGGTGCGGTCTTACGCAACGCCGCGTGCAACGACTACGCTTTCGAGCGGAAAGCAGGCGAGAATCAAAGCGATGCGCGCTTCTGGCTATACGAACTCCGAAATCGCGAGCGCGCTTGGAATTTCAGCTTCGACAGTGTCGAAATACAGTAATTGAAAGGAGTGGACGACATGGCAAACGAGGCTTGCATGCTGACAACCTTCGATAATCCCTACAATCCATTCACTCAGTTCGATAACTGGTTCCACTTCGACACCGAAAAAGGGTATAACACATGTGACTACCTGGGTCGAATCGCGAAGACCAGCGACGAATTTTCAGATGAGGAGTACAGTAGGGCCATCGAGGCAGCGATCGATGAGATCATCAAGTATGATCTCATGAACATTTACAGAAAAATATATAAGAACAACCGAAAGCAGAAGGCATCTGTGAGTTGAAGGACATAGGGGAGGGGGTCTAAAAAACACACCCCCTCCCTACATCGACGAGCTCCTTAGTTTTTCTCCGGCGGGAGTTTTTCGAGGGTGTTTTTTCTTCTGCGGCGGGTTGTTGTTGCGGTGCTAAGACGAGCATACGGGGTTTGGAAGCTTCTTTATGGCGGTCCTCCATCTGTTCTTTGGGTTTCCTTCATTTTTCTCCTTTCGACAATGGGTGAACCATCCTCGTATGTTCTTTTTAGCACCGCAATAGTCTTTGAAACGGAGGGTTATGTCATGGGAAGACGACAAAAAGTGGCAGAATCTTCCGTGGATCTGCCAAAGATGCGTCCGGCCCTGACTCCTGAGGCGCGCGAGGGGCAGATGATTTCCCTTGCAATGGATCTTGTGGAGCAGCGACTGCGCAACGGCACCGCATCTTCTCAGGAGACTACGCATTTTCTCAGGCTTGCGACTGCTAAAGAGCAAGTCGAGAGAAGGCTCGCCGAGAAGGAGTTAGAGCTCAAGGAAGCAAAGCGTCAACAGATTCAGTCTCAGGCGAGAATCGAAGAGCTATATTCTAATGCGCTTAAGGCGATGCAGCGGTATAGCGGTCATGATGATGAGGATGAATTTGTTGATGAGTATTAGAACATATTCGGAGCTGATTACGCTTCCCACATTTTTGGATCGCTTCAAGTACCTACAACTGAATGGACAGGTGGGCAAGGAGACGTTTGGATTTGAGCGTTATTTGAATCAGAAATTCTACCACTCCTATGAGTGGGGACCAATCCGGGATTATGTGATTACCAGAGATCTCGGCCGTGATCTGGCTTGCGATGGATACGATATTCATGAGAGAATTTACATCCACCACATGAATCCGATTGAAGTTCGCGACATCAGAGAGGCGACCGAATATCTGACCAATCCTGAGTTTCTGATCTGCACGACGCACAATACGCATAATGCCATCCACTATGGCGATTCATCTTTACTGGTGATGGAACCGGTAGAGAGAACGCTCTTTGATACATGCCCATGGAAGCATTCGGAAAGGAGGATGTGATGATGATTAAGTGGGTCGAATACATTGACAACTGGGCGAACGTAAAACGTTCTGCGCGGACAACCATCAGCAAAGATGGGAGCGGCTCTTATCCGACTACGGGTTGGAAGAAGACGATCCTCCTTGCCGAGCACAGTCCGATTCGGAGAATCCGATTCTCCTGGCGCTGGGAAAATTTGAAGAGCTGGGTATCGGTTCATTTCGTTCGCCATAAATTCGGTATTGAGCATTGGGTGTCTACTCAGCGTTCCGATCGAACCGGCGTGAACCGTGACAAGAGTTCGCAGGACACTCCGGTTCAGCATGAGTGCGAAGCCAATGCTCAAGCGCTGATCTTTATCAGCCGCCGGCGTCTTTGCAGTCAGGCATCTCCTGAGACTCGGGCAGCCTGGCAGGAGGTCAAAAAGCGGATTGCGCAGGTCGATCCGGTGCTCAGTTCCGTGATGGTGCCGGAGTGTATCTATCGTGGTTTCTGTCCGGAATTTCATTCTTGCGGTTATGCCGATACCGAGGACTACCAGCGCGCTCTTGCGGCGTATCGCAGAAAGGATTAGACATGGATGACAGTATCCTCACTTCTGTAAAGAAGGCGCTCGGTCCCGAAGAGGACTATGAGCATTTCGATCCTGAGATTATCATGCACGTCAACTCCGTTCTGGCTACGCTGACCGAACTTGGCGTTGGCCCGGCTGAGGGGTTCATGATTCAGGATAAGACTGCTAAGTGGAGCGATTTTATCAGTGGCGATAAGCTCCTCAATCTTGTTCCTACCTATGTCTATCTCAAGGTCAAGCTCATCTTTGATCCTCCGACTGCGGGTGCAGTATTGGAGGCGATGGAACGGCAGGCCAGCCAGTATGAATGGCGTATCAATGTAGCCGCTGAGAGAGACGAGTCTAAGAATTAACGATACTGTAATAATTCGTAACACAAATTTAATTTGCGGGGGGGGGTATATGTTATAATACACAAAGATATACCCGTAGATTGTTAAAGTGGAGGTATTGGCGGTGGGGGTTCGTGTGACGCATACGCATCGGTCAAGAAGTGGAAAGATCTTCAGAACTTCGCGGACATATGATAGCTATTCAGACTATCTGTTTGTGAAGCTGCTTATCTTTCCTTTTCGAGCTGTATGGTGGTTGGTAACACTACCCTTTCGAATACTTGGGTTTCTACTAAAAACAATCTTTAGGAGGAAATGATTCCATGAAGAAATTCATTGCTCTCGTGCTCGCCCTGCTCTGCTTGTCCGTTCCGGCTTTGGCCGAAGAGGTTGATTTAAGCAGCATGGATCTTGCAACCTTGCTCAAGCTCCACGCGGAGTTGGACAGCGCCATTCAGGAAAAGTTTGATTGCGAACTTGATGCGAACGGTCTTTACCAGGGAATCTATGTCGTTGGTAAGGACATTAAGGCTGGACGCTATCTGTTGACCATGACTACCAAGACTTACTTTATGTGTCACCTCTATGAAGACATGACGCACAAGGAAGCGCATGACGGCGGTCAACATGAGACGCTGCTTGCTGTTGGAGAGACTTTGCAGCTGACGCTCGAAGATGGCATGGTGCTCGTCATCGACCAGGGCGCCGTTTCCGTCAAAATGGTTTCTGAAGCGGACTGGGCTCCGTAAACACAATTTATAGACTTGAACCGACTTGTCATTTGGCAGGTCGGTCTTTTTATGTTTGGAAGAAAGGAGAGACCTACTATGGCCGAAGAGATTTGGCATCATGGCATAAAGGGAATGAAATGGGGCGTTCGCCATACGCCCGAGCAGCTTGGTCAAATCCCCAAGAGCAAGCAGACCAAGACGGATGATTCCCATGAAGATTACAAGAAAGCTCATGATTCTAAGAGCGTAAAGAGGATGAGCGATGCTGAGCTTCGCAGCCGTCTGAACCGCTTGAACATGGAGCAGCAGTATTCCAAGCTGAACCCGACCCGCGTTGCGCGGGGCAGGCAGATTCTGAATGCCTCTATCAAGGTTGCAGGTACTGTCGCGGCTGTCTCTTCCACGGCAATTACCCTCCGAAATAACTGGAATACCATTTCCGGCTGGTTTAACAAAACCTAAAGGAGCGGTGATTCATGGCGTTATCGAATACTGCCGTCCCCAAATATTACGGCATGTTTCGAGATGCCGTAGTGCAGGGGCTTATCCCTATCAATCAGGAGATTGAGCTTCAGATGAATCGGATCGACGCGCTGATCGCCGATCCCATGTATTATTACGACGATAAAGTCGTCGAGGGTTTTATCGCTTATTGTGAGGAAGAGCTGACGCTGACGGACGGATCTGATTTACATCTGCTGGACAGTTTCAAGCTCTGGGCAGAAGACATCTTTGGCTGGTATTACTTTGTTGAGCAAAAAGTTCCCGTCACCATGGAAGACGGACGAATGCAGTATAGACGAAAACTCGTCAAGAAACGCCTGTGCAATAAACAGTATCTGATTATTGCCAGAGGCGCTGCAAAGACGATGTATGCCAGCTGCATTCAGAGTTACTTCCTCAACATCGATACCAGCACGACCCACCAGATCGCTACGGCCTACACGATGCGCCAGGCTGACGAAACCCTTTCACCTATTCGTACATCCATCACCCGCGCCAGAGGGCCACTTTTTAAGTTCCTGACCGAAGGCAGTTTACAGAACACCACGGGTTCCCGCGCCAATCGGGTTAAGCTCGCCAGCACCAAAAAGGGCATCGAGAATTTCCTGACAGGCAGCCGGATTGAAACCGTTCCTATGTCCATTGATAAACTGCAATCCATGCGAACAAAGATTGCGACCATCGACGAATGGCTTTCCTGCGATGTTCGAGAGAATGTTGTAGGCGCTATTGAACAGGGATCTTCCAAAATTGACGATTATCTCATTGTCGCCATCAGCTCCGAGGGCACCGTTCGCAATGCGATCGGCGATACGATTAAGATGCAGCTGATGAAGATTCTGCGCGGGGAGTTGGATCAACCTTGGGTGAGCATCTGGTATTATAAGCTCGATTCGATTGATGAAGTCGGAAAACCCGAAATGTGGCTGAAGGCCAATCCAAACCTCGGAAAGACCGTCAGCTATGAAACCTATCAGCGCGACGTCGATAATATTGAAAAATCGCCTCATGAACGCAATGATACGCTTGCCAAGCGTTTCGGGCTTCCTATGGAAGGCCAAACGTATTTCTTCTCCTATGAAGAGATTCAGGTTCATGAGGGGCATCACGATTTCTGGAAGATGCCATGCGCTTTGGGCGGCGATCTTTCTCAGGGCGACGACTTTTGTGCGTTCACTTTTCTGTTCCCGCTGTCTAACGGCAGCTTTGGTGTGAAGACGCGAAACTACATTTCTCAGCTTACCTTTGATAAACTTCCTGCGGCCATGCACTCTAAATACGAGGAATTTATCCGTGAAGGAAGCCTGGTTGTGATGGACTGCACCGTGCTGGATATGATGCAGGTCTATGACGATCTGGATGCGCACATTACCGAGATGGAATATGATGTGCGCTGCTTTGGGTACGACCCTTACAATGCGAAGGATTTTGTTGCGCGTTGGGAATCTGAAAACGGCCCTTTCGGCATTGAAAAAGTTATTCAGGGTGCGCGAACAGAATCCGTGCCGCTTGGTGAGCTGAAGAAACTGTCTGAAGAAAGGATGTTGATCTTCGACGAGGTGCTGATGACTTTTGCAATGGGGAATTGTATTGCCGTTGAAGATAATAACGGCAATCGCAAGCTGCTCAAGAAGCGCTACGAACAGAAAATCGACGCTGTGGCCGCTATGCTTGACGCCTATGTTGCATACAAAATCAACAGGGAGGCGTTCGACTAAAGCATGATTTACGAAAGCTATTTGGGCGGTGTTCTTATTCATCACGGCGTGAAGGGAATGAGGTGGGGTGTGCGCCGAACGCCTGAACAACTTGGGCATGTAACCAATTCTGCGGTTGCAAATGCTGAAGAAGCTGTTAAAATAGTAGACGGCGTTTACCAAAGCTCGAAAGGGTTCACAGTCAAGCAGAACAAGTTCACCGAATGGTGCCTGAAGGCCGGAACTGATCACGCCGACGAGTTTTTCAGCGTTGGATATAAAACAACGGATGCTGACAGACTGTTTCGCGATATTGAGAAGGGTTTCGATCTTTCAAAGAAGTGCGATACTGTATCAATCGGAAAGACCCGAGAAAAGTACAGCATTCCCATGTCGCTTGGCGTTACGGCGCAAAGACTGTTCAGAACCGTCTGGCAGAAAGATGGGCCGGAATCGAGTTCGCGGTTTGTAACCGCGTATATTGATCGGCGGTTGGAGGAGGATTGATATGGCCTTCGCGTTATTTGACAAGGTCCGCATTGACGGTAAAGGCGTCAACGGAAGTATCGTTGATATTTATACCGATGATGACGGGAAGCAGGTATATACTGTGCAGAGCGATAAACGGGGCTATGTAAACGACCCCGAAGCATACAATGGGGATTACCCTCTGTATGACTGCACAGAGGATCGGTTGACCAAAATCTAACCGCAGCCTGTTCGGCGGCCGTGGACGTGATGTCCGCGGTCCTTTTTTTTATGCTCATTTTCGAATTCAAGATATAGGAGGAAAACTGAAATGGCTTTGATGGACAGGCTCAAACATGCCTGGAATATCTTCAAGAACAAAGACCCCACGCAGGTAAATTGGAACATCGGTCCTTCCTACGGGTATCGGCCTGACCGGATGCGCTATACACGCGGTAATGAGCGCTCTATCGTTACTGCGGTGTATAACCGCATTGCGATGGACGTGGCCGCTGTGAATCTGAAGCATATTCGTCTGGATGAAAATGATCGTTACAAAGAGACGATCGATTCCGGGCTTAACAACTGCTTATCCATTGAGGCCAATCTGGATCAGACGGGTCGAGCCTTTATTCAGGATCTCGTGGCGAGCATGCTCGATGAAGGATGTGTTGCGGCTGTCCCTACTGACGCAGATGACGAGCCTGAGGATTCCGGAAATTTTAAGGTCTACACGCTGCGTACCGGCAAGATTCTGGAATGGTATCCGCGCCATGTGAAGGTGGAGGTCTATAACGAACAGGAAGGTCAGCGCCAGCAGATTATCATCCCAAAATCGACTGTTCCGCTTATCGAGAATCCGATGTACTCGGTGATGAACGAGCCGAACTCGATTTATCAGCGCTTGGTTCGAAAACTGACCCTTTTGGATGTGGTGGACGAACAGACCAGCAGCGGAAAGCTCGATCTGGTCATTCAGCTCCCCTACATCATCAAGACTGAGGCCAGGCGTGTGCAGGCGGAAAAACGCCGCAGGGATATCGAGAAGCAGCTATCCGAGGGTAAATACGGCATTGCATATACGGACGGAACGGAGCGCATCACACAGCTTAACCGCCCTGTTGAAAACAATCTGATGAAACAGATTGAATACTTGACCTCCATGTTCTTCAGCCAGCTTGGCATCACACAATCCATACTGGATGGGACTGCCGACGAAAAGACAATGCTCAATTACTATAACCGCACCATTGAGCCTATTCTGTCTGCTATTGCTGATGAAATGAAGCGCAAGTTTCTTACGCCTACCGCTCGTTCCCAGAAGCAGACGATCGCCTATTTCCGCGACCCGTTTAAGCTGGTGCCGGTAAACGACATTGCAGAAATTGCCGATAAGTTTACCCGCAATGAGATTATGACCTCAAACGAGATCCGCCAGGTGATCGGGATGAAGCCGAGCAGTGATCCAAACGCGGATGTACTGCGGAACAAGAATCTGAGCGATTCCTCTAATGCAAGGCAGCTGATCCCGACCAGTGCTGGAGCGGATGAAACCAACAATAATGAGGAGACAGGTCAAAATGGATAAAAAGTATGACTTTGCCGGTTGGGCGACAAAAGCGGACATGCGTTGTTCCGACGGTCGCCTGATCGCCAAGGACGCTTTTGTTCATCAGGATGGCGCGAAGGTTCCGATTGTCTGGAACCATAATCACGCTACGCCTGACAGCGTTCTTGGATATGGCATTCTGCACAGCCAGAACGGCAGTATGCGTGTTGAATGCTATTTCAATGATACGGAGAGCGGCAAGAACGCCCGGAAGCTGGTGCTTCATGGTGACATCAACGCCCTCTCTATCTATGCCAATCAGCTGAAGGAGCAGGCCAAAACCGTGCTGCACGGTATGATCCGCGAGGTCAGCCTGGTGTATGCCGGCGCCAATCCCGGCGCGTTCATTGATTCTGTGGTCGTTCATGCCGACGGCACTACGACTGTGGATCATGAACAGGGCATTCTTTACACCGGTGAGGAAATCGAATTGTTCGCTGAAATTGAACATGCCGATGACAACGCTAAAAAGCAGGGCGAGGCGAAACACATGCCCGAAAAACCCGAAGATGATAAGGAAACCATGCAGGACATTCTCAACACGCTGACCGAGAAGCAGAAGGATGCCGTTGCCTATATCATCGATACCATCGTCAATTCCGATGATGGCGCTGCTAAAGAATCCGATAAGGATTCCGACGTCAAACACAATTCCGAAATGAAAGAGGAGGAAAACGAAATGAAGCGCAATGTCTTCGACAAGGAAACCGAAAACAAGGATGCCTTCCTGTCCCACGCCGACGGTGAGAAGATCATCGAGATGGCGAAAGCCTACGGCGGCGGCTCTCTGAAGGCGGCTATGGAAGCCTATGTGACCGAAAACAAGAAGGACGAGCTGGCCCATGCCGCGGCTGCGAACATCACCAACATCTCTCAGCTGTTCCCGGAATACAAGGACGTGAAGCCCGGTGCTCCGGAACTGCTGACCACTGATCAGGGCTGGATCAGCAAGGTGCTGACCAGGGTGCATAAGAGCCCCATCAGCCGCATCCGCACCCGCCAGGCCGACGTTCGTGACAATTCCACTCGCCGTGCCAAGGGCTACACCAAGGGCTCTCAGAAGACTGACGCTGGCACGATCACTCTGCTGAGCCGCACCACCGATCCCGTTACCGTGTACATCCGCTCCAAGCTGGATCGTGACGATATCATCGATATCACCGATTTCGACGTGGTGCAGTATATGTACGGCCTGGATCGCATGAACCTGAACGAGGAGCTGGCCCGCCAGATCACCATCGGCGACGGCCGCAGCGGCGACAATGCGATTGATCCGACGAAGATCCGCCCGATCTGGCTGGATGATGAGCTGTACTGTATTCATAAGACCGTGGACATCAACGCGATGCGCACTGAACTGACCGGCACCAATTCCACTGCCAACTTTGGCGAGAATTACGTGTATGCCGAGGCGGTTATTCAGAGCCTGCTGTATGCCCGTGAAAAGTGGAAGGGCTCCGGCAACCCGGACTTCCTGTGCACTCCGCATCTGGTGAACGTGATGCTGCTGGCGCGCGACCTGAACGGCCGTCGAATCTACGACAACGTCAACGAGCTGAAGGCTGCGCTGAACGTGAACGAGATCGTCACCGCCGAGCAGTTTGCGGGCAAGACCCGTACCGCCACCGTGAATCAGACCGAGAAGACCTTCGAGCTGCTGGGCCTGATGGTGAACTTTGCCGACTACAGCCTTGGCGCCACCAATGGCGGCGAAATTACCCACTTCACCGACTTTGACATCAACTTCAACCAGGAGGTCAGCCTGCTGGAGACGCGCAGCTCCGGCGCTCTGACCCGTCCGTTCTCCGCCATCGCGCTGGAGAAGGACGTGACCACGCCGTCGCAGAATGCCGGCGACAATACCTGATGAGAGGTCAAAATGGCAAAGTTTTACGGTCCTATCGGGTATGCTGAAACAAAGGAAACGAGACCTGGCGTCTTTCAGGAAATCATCACCGAGCGAAACTACGCAGGGGATGTGCTCCGGAAGGCACGGAGACTCGAATCTGGCGAAACGATCAACGATAACATTTCTGTGAATAACAGTTTGAGTATCATTGCCGACCCGTATGCCTATCAACACTTCTTTGCCATTCGTTATGTGAAATGGATGGGGGCTTTTTGGAAAGTCACGAATGTGGAAGTCCAGAGCCCCCGTCTTATCTTGACGATTGGGGGCGTTTACAATGGGCCGACGGGTTGATTTGCATGAACTGCTTGTAGCTGCGGTTGGTTCCAGACACGTCTATTTCCAGCCGCCGTCAGGGTATCAGCTGTCCTATCCGTGTATTGTCTATGAGCGGGAAAAGATTGACACGCTGTTTGCCAATAACAAGCCTTTTTGTCATAGTAATCGCTATTCGGTTACTGTGATCGATCAGGATCCTGAATCCCCGATTCCGGGACGGATTGCCGAGTTTCCGATGTGCGTTCATGACAGGCAATTCGTGTCCGACAATCTGTACCATGATGTTTTTACTCTCTACTACTAATTAAAAGGAGGATTCCACTATGCCTAACAACGCTCGTTTGACCTGGGATGAGGCCGAAAATCGCAAGTATGAATATGGCGTATCTCAGGGCGTTCTGTTTCCCATGAAGGACGACGGCACCTATGACGCCGGTAAGTCCTGGAATGGTCTGACCAACGTCACCGACCAGCCGGAAGGCGCGGACATTAACAAGATGTATGCCGACGGCATCTACTACGCCGGTATTCGCGGTGCTGAAGAGTATCACGCCAGCATCGAGGCCTACACCTATCCTGATGAATTCGCCGAATGCGACGGTTCTGCCGAGCCTCTTCCCGGCATGTATGTCGGCCAGCAGGCCCGCAAGAAGTTCGGTCTTTCCTGGCGTACCGAGATTGGCAACGCCAATACCGATAAGCTGGGCTACAAGATTCATGTGGCTTACGGCCTGAGCGCATCGCCCACCGAGAAGTCTCACGACACGGTGAATGATTCTCCGGAAGCCAATCCCTGGAGCTGGGATACCGAAGGCACGCCTGTGCCGATGACCGGTTATAAGCCAACGGCGAAGCTGGAGTTTGACTCCACCAAGCTGACCGTCAACCAGATGAAGGCGCTGGAGGACCTGCTGTACGGCAGCACCACCGCCGCTTCCAAGCTGCCTACCCCGAGTGAGATTCTGACCGCTCTTCAGGCTGTCACGGATTGATCTCAGGAAACAAAATGGGTTGAGCCGGATCTGTAATTCCGGAGGGATACACCGTTGGGTGACGTTGGAGGGGACGCCACCCGCTTTTATTTGAAAGGAGAAATGAAAAATGCTTAAAAAGACGATTACCTATACCGACTATGACGGCAACCAGCGCACCGAGGATTTCTTTTTCAACCTTTCCAAGTCGGAAGTGCTGGAGATGGAAATGGGCATTAACGGCGGCATGACCAAGCTGATTCAGCGTCTGGTGGCCGAGCAGGATATGGAGCGCATCACCAAAACCTTCAAGGACATTATCCTGAAGGCATATGGTGAGAAGTCGCTCGATGGCAAGTATTTCGAGAAGAGCGAAGAGAAGTCCCGCCGCTTCAGCCAGACGGGGGCTTATGACGAGCTGTTCCTTGAGCTGCTTGACCCGGACAAGTGCACGCTGTTTATCAACGGTATTCTGCCTCAGGACGCACTCGCTCAGGCGAACGCCATGAAGGAAGGCTCCAACCCCGCTGATCTTGCAGTTGTAAAGTAAGGACGTGGCCCGAATGCTGCAAGTTACGATACCGGGGTATGAATGGTTCGATGAGAAAACCAACAGCTTCGGTTGCACCAAGGAAACGACCTTGCAGCTGGAGCATTCGCTGGTTTCCATTCATCGCTGGGAGCAGAAATGGTGCAAGCCGTTTCTGGGCAAGGAACCCAAAACCGCAGAAGAATGCGCTGATTACATCCGCTGTATGACGCTTACGCAGCATGTTGATCCCGCCGTTTATAACGGCATCACCGCCGAAGTGATGGACAAGATCAACAACTATATCGAAGCGCCCATGACGGCGACATGGTTCAGCGATAAAGATAAGCAAGGATCTCCCCACCGGGAGGTCATCACATCCGAAGTCATTTACTATTGGATGATTTCGCTTAATATCCCCTGGGAATGCCGCAAGTGGCACCTGAATACATTGCTGACCCTGATTCGCGTATGCAACGCCAAAAATGCTCCCAAGAAGAAGCAAAGCCGGCGTGAAATGATGGAACAGAGAACAGCCATGAACAAGGCGCGCCGCGCACGGCTGAACAGCAAAGGATAGAAAAGGAGGTGAAAAGAGAGCTGTGATTAAGGTCAAACATAAAGGCAAATTCCGGAATACGGAAAGATTCTTCGCACAGGCGCCAAAGGCCGTGAAGCGAGAGATTTTGGAAACGTATGGTCAGGCCGGAGTCACGGCTCTTGCCTCCGCAACTCCGGTCGATTCCGGAGAAACAGCCGCCGCATGGGGTTATGAGATTGTTCAGACCAGCGGTGGCTATTCTATTTTTTGGACAAATTCTCACATCAACAAAGGCGTAAACATTGCCGTGATTCTCCAATACGGGCACGGCACCGGCACGGGCGGCTATGTGAAAGGGATTGATTATATCAACCCCGCGCTGCGTCCGGTCTTTGAGCAACTCGCTGACGCCGCCTGGAGGGAGGTCATGTCATCGTGAGCAACAATGTCGATAAGCGCGTTGTTGAGATGCAGTTTGATAACAAACAGTTTGAGAACGGCATTCAGGAAAGCGTTAAGTCGCTTGATGATCTGAAAAAAGGGCTTGACTTAGAAAAATCGGCAAAGGGACTCGAAGCGATCGACAAGGCCGCCAGTAAAATCGACCTGAGCAGATTGTCCGACGCCGCACAATCCGTTGCCGACAGGTTCTCTTTCATGGGGAACCTGGTGCAGAACGTATACAACCGAATTGGCGACGCCGCGCTGAACGCGATTGTTCCCGTACAGAATTTTATTAAAGCGCTGACCATCGATCCCGTGCAGACTGGTATGCAGGAGTACGAGACGCAGATCAACGCGATTCAGACCATTCTATCCAACACTCGTGATGCGATGACCAAGCAGGGCCTGAGTGATTCCGAGCGACTTGCGATTGTCAACGACCGTCTTGACCAGTTGAACCATTACGCAGACAAGACGATCTACAATTTCACGGAAATGACCCGGAACATCGGCACATTTACCGCTGCCGGTGTTGAATTGGACACAGCTGTGCAATCCATTCAGGGTATTGCAAACCTGGCTGCCGTATCTGGCTCGACCAGCGAGCAGGCCAGCCGTGCCATGTATCAGCTTTCTCAGGCGATTTCAACTGGCACGGTGAGGCTGATGGACTGGAATTCCGTGGTCAATGCGGGTATGGGCGGCGAAGTGTTTCAGAAGGCTCTTCAGCGCACGGCTAAAGCAATGGGCAAAACGGTGGAATACACCGTTACGGAAACGGATAAGGCTGGAAAAAAGGTAAAGAAAACAGTCCAGCGCACCGTAGACGAAGTGATCGCAGAGGAAGGCTCTTTCCGCGACAGCTTGTCCAAAGGCTGGCTGACAAGCGATATCCTGACAGCGACACTCGAACAATTCTCCTGGGACTTCGAGCAAATCGCCAAAGACATGGGCTACACGTCTGCCAATATGGAAGAGGGCGTGCTCAAGGCCATGGAGATGAAAAAGAGTGAGCTACTCGCGCAAGGCTATACGTCAGAAGAAGCTGATGAGATTCTCCAGCTGGCAAAGGACGCGACTGAGGCCGCCACCAAGGTGAAAACCTTTACGCAGCTTTTTGATACGCTAAAGGAAGCAGCGCAGAGCGGCTGGACGCAGACGTGGGAATATATCATCGGCGATTTCGAGGAAGCAAAAGCGCTGCTGACCAGCATGAGCGATTTCTTCGGGAAGATTATTGATGAATCCACTACCGCAAGAAACGAGATCGTAAAAGGCTGGAAGGATCTTGGCGGCCGCGACGAGCTGATTCAGAGCTTCTGGAACATCGTGTATGCTATCCAGAATGTTGTTAATGCCGTCCGCACCGAATTCCAGAAAGTGTTTCCGCCCAAGACAAGCGAGCAGCTTTTCAACATGACCAGGGGCTTCCGCGAACTGACCGATCGCGTAAAGGCTTTCACGGAAAACGAAGAGCAGATGGACAAGATTCGCCGTATCGTTGCCGGTATGGCGAATGGGCTGGATATTGTTCGTCAGGTGATCGGCGGCGTATGGCAGGTTGCCAAAGAGGCCTTCGGCTACATTTCTCCCTATGCCGGCGATCTGATTGAGCTTATCGCCAAGGGCGCCGACAAGATCACGGAATTTAATCAGCGCCTGAAAGAGACCGGCGGTGTGCAGAACGCAGTCGAAAAGGTCACCAACTTCATCAAGAAGATGGTTGACGCGGTGAAAGACTTCATTCGTGCTACGGAAGAACTGTTCAGCAACGGTCCGGATGGGATTACCGAGAAAATCAAGGACTGGTTCAATCATTTTTCCGGAATCGGGGAAAAGATCAGCAAATTCTTTGACGGCAACGATATTCTCAAGAGTATCAAAACCTTCTTTTCCAGCATTGGTGAGAGCGTTAAGAATTTCGCGACCAATATGGATGGCGCGGATATTGCGGTGATTCTTGGCGCGCTGCTTGGCGGCGGTGTTCTTCTGAAAATTCGGAATTTTATCAAGAGTCTTACCGACATTAAAGAGTCGATCTGCGGTGGAATCGAAGGTATTTCCGATGGGATCGCTGACACGCTTGGTTCCTTCAAATCCAAGAAAGACATCACAAAATCTGTCCTCAATATTGCAGCTTCCCTCGCCCTGATTGCCGGTGCGCTGTATATCGTTGCCAAGATCGATCCTGATCGGCTTGGAGACGCGGTGCTCACCATGGGTATCATGCTGACGGCGATTACGGCCTTTGCCTTCATCCTCAGCAAAATCAAGCTAAAGAATGCGGCGGGGCTGGCGGCCGCCAGTACAGGGCTAATGCTTCTCGGCTCTGCCATGCTCGTCTTTGCCAGCGTCATTGAACGCATCGGCAAACTGGACGGTGAAACGCTGGTCAAGGGCATTGCCGGTCTCGGCGCTGTGCTGCTGGAGCTGACAATTTTCATGGCGTTGACCAGGAAAGCCAAAATGGGACTGTTCAAAGGCGCCGGACTGGTCCTTCTCGCCGCTTCGCTAAAAATTTTCGCAGATGTGGTGGCCAAGCTCGGCGGGATGGATACGAAAACCATCACCAAGGGTATTACCGGACTCGGCGCTGTGCTGCTGGAGTTGGCCGTGTTCCTTGGTTTGACCAAAAAGGTCAAAATGGGTCTTTTCAAGGGTGCTGGGCTGATTCTTCTTGCCACGTCCCTGAATCTGTTTGCTAACGCCATTAAGAAAATCGGCAACCTTGAAACCGGAACGATTGTCAAAGGTATTGCTGGCCTCGGTGCCGTCTTACTTGAGCTTGCCGTGTTCCTTGCCCTTACAAAGAAGGCCAATCTTGGCGTATTCAAGGGCGCTGGATTGATCCTGCTGGCTGTCTCGATTAACATGTTCGCCAATGCGATTCAGAAGATCGGCGGCATGGAAACGGACACCATCGTAAAAGGTATTGCAGGACTTGGAGCCGTACTGCTGGAGCTTGGAATCTTCCTCGCGCTCACAAAGAAGGCCAATCTTGGCATATTCAAGGGGACTGGATTGATTCTCTTGGCTGTCTCGATCAATATGTTCGCTAACGCCATCAAGAAAATCGGCAGCCTTGAAACTGGGACCATCGTTAAGGGTATTGCCGGTCTCGGCGCTGTACTGCTCGAACTGGCTGTGTTCCTTGCGTTGACCAAGAAAGCAAAGCTGGGCGTGTTCAAAGGCACTGCCCTGATTCTGATGGCGACATCCATTTCCATGTTTGCAAGCACCATCGAAAAGATCGGCTCGCTGGACACCGGCACGATCGTAAAGGGTCTGACCGGGCTGGGCGTGGTGCTGTTGGAGCTGGCCGCCTTTATGGCCATGGTCAAGAAGAGCAATTTCGGCGTGTTCAAGGGCGCAGGATTGATTCTGATGGCCGTGTCGCTGAACAGCTTTGCGGAAGCCATCGCAAAAATTGGCAAACTAAAAACCAAAACCATCATTAAGGGCGTGGCTGGCCTTGGGCTTGTGCTGCTTGAAATTGCGGCGTTCATGAAGATCATGAATAAAACCAAAGTCACCGGCATCACCAAATCACTTGTTATGCTCGGCGTGATGGCGCTGTCTCTACAGGTATTTGTGAAAGCGCTGAAACATTTGGATGGCGTTGAGATGGGCCAAATGCTGGCGTTCTCTACTTCGTTTGGCGTTGCGCTGCTTTCGCTGTCCGCTTCCATGATGCTCATCAGCAAGGTTCCTGTAACCGCAGCGCTTGCTGGCATTGCCAAGCTGGCGCTGGTTGCAGCCGCTATCGTGGGCCTGATGGCCGTATTCGGAGCGGCGGAGCAGGCATGGAGCGTGTCTTCTTATATCAACAGCTTCGGAGATATGACCGAAGCAATCGGAAAGGCTATCGGCAGATTTGTCGGAGGTCTTGGCGCTGGCGTTATGCAGGGATTGAATCTCCCGCAGATCGGCAGCGACCTTTCCGACTTTATGACGAACATTCAGCCTTTCCTAGATGGATGTAAGGGCGTTGATGAATCTGTAAAAACCGGAGTTGGGAATCTGGCATCCGCTATCACTGCAATCGGCGGTGCGGAGATCGTTTCCGCTATCAGTTCCTGGTTCGTCGGCGATAACCCGATCAGTCAGTTTTCTGATGATATCGGAATTATTGCCACTGCCCTGAACAATTTCGCAGCCGGTATCAGCGGGTTTACTGAAACGGACAACTCCAACCTGACAAATGCCACCAACGCTGCGAAAGGCTTGGCTGAGCTTGTAAAAGCCGTACCTTGGGAAGCACCCGAGTGGGCCAAGGCTGTGACCGGAAGCAAAGATGTTGAGGGATTCGCAGATAACGCGGCAACTCTCGCTACGGCTTTGCTAAATTACGCTACCAACATTTCTGGCTTCAGTGCAACGATCAGTGAAACCGACGTTACGAATTCCACGAACGCCGCAAAAGCACTGGTTGAATTGCAGCAGGCGCTTCCGGCCGAAGGAGGCTGGATCCAGAGCTTGCTCGGCATTAAAGACCTTTCTACCTTTTGGGAACGTGTACCGGGCTTTGCTACCGGCATGAAAGCCTACGCCAAAGAAATCAGCGGCTTCTCATCCACTGTGACGCAGACGGACATCGATAATTCCACGAATGCCGCAAAGGCATTGATCGGGCTTGAAAATTCTCTGTCTGGCGAAGGCGGACTGCTGCAAGATTTGATCGGCATTAAGGATCTGACTACCTTTGCCGGTAGGGTGCCTGGATTTGCATCCGGCATGAAGGCCTACGCTGCTGAAATCAGCGGGTTCAGTTCCTCTGTTACACAGACGGACATTGACAATTCCACAAATGCTGCAAAGGCATTGATCGCTTTGGAAGGTTCGCTGTCTGGTGAAGGCGGTTTGTTCCAGAACATCATGGGCGTGAAAGATCTTACGACTTTCTCTGCCAAAATTCCGGGCTTTGCCTCCGGTATGAAGGCCTACGCCAAAGAAATCAGTGGGTTCGCGTCTACGGTTTCCGAAGCAGACATCATGAATTCCACCAACGCTGCAAAAGGTTTGGTCGAGCTTCAAAATGCTCTTCCTTCCGAGGGAGGTTGGCTTGACGGAATTATTGGTGTGAAGGATCTGACGAGCTTTGCCGAAAAGATTCCGGGCTTCGCTACGGGTATGAAAGCCTATGCTGCTGAAATCAGTGGTTTCAGTTCAACTGTAACTGAGTCCGATATAACAAACTCCACCAACGCTGCCAAAGCGCTGGTCGAACTCCAGAATGCTCTGCCTGCGGAGGGTGGTTTGCTCGATGGATTGCTCGGCATTAAGGATCTCTCTTCTTTTGCTGAGAATCTTCCGGGGTTTGCAGCTGGTATGGTGGCTTATGCTGCCGAAATTACAGGATTTAGCAGCAGCGTTACTGACGGTGACATCACTAATTCTACTAACGCCGCTAAAGCTCTGGTCGAGCTCCAAAACGCGCTTCCTACGGAAGGCGGAATTCTTGACGGCCTTCTTGGTATCAAGGATCTTTCTGGCTTTGGCCAGCGAGTGCCCGGCTTCGCAGCAGGCATGAAGGCCTATGCTACTGAAATCTCTGGATTCACGGCCTCCGTTTCTGAAGCGGATATCACCAATTCTACCAATGCCGCAAAAGCCTTAATCGAACTCCAAAACGCGCTTCCTACGGAAGGCGGTATGCTCGATAAGCTGTTTGGCATTAAGGATCTTGGAACTTTTGCCGAGAAGATTCCGGGTTTTGCTAAGGGCATGGTCGCTTACGCCACGCAAATTTCCGGGTTTACGTCTACGGTTTCTGATGCAGATGTTACCAATTCCAATAATGCCGCTAAGGCCTTAATCGAGCTTCAGAATGCACTCCCAGCGGAGGGCGGCACGCTCGACAAGCTGCTTGGCATCAAGGATTTAGGAACATTTGCTGAACGCATTCCTGGTTTTGCAGCTGGCATGGTCGCTTATGCGGCAGAAATTTCCGGATTTACCACCACCGTTACTCAAGACGACATTACCAACTCTACCAATGCGGCGATGGCGCTGGCAGGTCTGGCCAATTCAATTCCCACTGAGGGCGGATGGGTGCAGACCATTCTTGGTCAGCAGGATCTTGGTACTTTCGGCGAAAAGTGCGCCCAGCTGGGCGCCGGCTTGGCCTCGTTTGCTGCTAATATCGGCAGCGTCAGCACGCAGGAAACCTCCAATGCTCTTGAAGCTATGGGGCTGATTACGCAGTTTACCAATGGGCTGAGCAGCGAAGGCGGCGTATTTAATGCGATCGGAAAGTTCTTTGGCGGCCAGCAGGATATTGTCGGGCTTTCTGAAAAGATGGCTACGGTCGGAACGAACCTGGCGACATTCGCTTCTCAGTTAAGTACCGCTGACTTCTCCAATACGGAACAGGCGACACAGCTCCTGACAGACATGCAGTCTTTCATCGGAACGCTCGAAACCAAGGGCGGCGTCTGGGCAGATATTGGGGCATTCTTTGGCGGAAGCAAGGATATTGTCGGCTTGTCAAGCAGCATGGCTTCCTTTGCCAACAATTTCAGCGTCTTCGCATCCGGTATTTCCGGCGCTACGAAGGCGGCGACTGATTTTTCCACTGTGCAGACAATCGTAACCGCGTTCACTACGCTTGCCGACTCCATCAAGGAAGGGAATGTAGACACCGGGGATATTGAGTATGCCGCCGAATTGATGGCGGACTCCTTTGTCACCACAATGGCTACCACGATTTCCAATGGCGGAAATCAGGTCGGCGCTGCTGCGGTTGCGCTTTCCTCCTCCGGAACGACGGCCGCACAGGGAACCTATCTGGTCTGGTATCGAACCGGCCAGAATCTTGGTAAAGGTCTTTCCAATGGAATTTCTTCTATGGCTGGCTCCGTAAGACGAGCAGCCACGAATGCGGCTGCCGGTGCAACCAGAGCAATTCAGATCACCTGGTCCGTCCATTCTCCGTCGAGAGTGGGACGCGATTTGGGTATGAATTTCGATCTGGGCATCGCTGGCGGCTTGGATCGTTACTCAAGGGTTGTGAGTCAGAGCGCCGAGGGCATTGGTGAGAACGCGGTTGATTCCGCGAAAACCATGCTTCGGGGCACGGATTACAGCATCTTTGATTTTATCGATCCTAACCCGACAATCCGACCGGTGCTTGATTTGAGTGATGTTCGATCTGGCGTTGGTATGATTGGCGGAATGCTCAATTCCGATCAGATGCTGAGCGGCGGGCTATTCAATGGCATCAATTTCAACAAGGGCGTTAATGCCTTGAATTTTGATGGCGCCAGAATCGCAGGCGGAATGAACAATAAGGACGTCATTGCCGAATTGCAATCGCTTGCGGATCGCTTTGACGATCTCAACGAAGCGGTTGCCAACATGAAGGTTGTGCTGGATTCCGGCGAACTGGTTGGCGCTACTTCACGCAAAATGGATAACCAGCTTGGTGAGTTGGCAATGAGACGAGGAAGGGGGAATTAAATGTACCATTCTATCACGATTGGCGATAAAAACACCTG